CGCTGCTGTCGGCATGGAACCGGGCCGACACGGTGAACGCGCCGTCGGGGGGCGCGGCCGGGCGGATGACGCCCAGCGCCGGGCAGCCCGCGACCTCCCCCGGCGCCAGGGTGGCGGCCACCAGGCTGTCCAGGTCGGGATAGCTGTCCCCGATCGTCAGCGGGGCGCCGCCGTCGGCGGCGGCGTCCAGGGCATGGTACGGGCCGAGGCGATAGAGGGTGTCGTGGGGGTTGACCTCGACGGGGCTCAGGGCCTCGACCACCCCCCAGCCGGTGGGCACGGGGCGGCCGGCCAGGCTGGGGCCGCCCTCGGCGCCCAGGCCGCCCCCGGTGGAGGTGCCGGCCAGGGTGGCCTCGGTGATCGGCCGGTCCCGCAGGTCGGCGAGCCGGTCACGCAGGATCAGGTCGACGCCCGACCAGCCGACGTCGGCGCGCTCGACGATGCCCGTGAGCACCGGCGTGAACTGGGCCGTGGGCGCGTCGGCCGGACCCTCCAGCACCGTGATCGCCCGGCCCCAGGCCCAGTCGCGCAGGTGGTCCCACTGGCCGCCGCGATTGGCCAGCGTGACCGCCGAGACCCCGGTGTCGGCCGAGCGCGCCGGGTCCAGATCCAGGCCCATGGAGCGGGTCAGCACCGGCAGCGTCTCCAGGCCATCGATCCAGTCCACAGGGCCCTCGCCGGCGCCCTGCGAGCCCTGGGCGGCATAGCCCCGGTCGGAAAGGCGCAGGGTCACGGACTGGCCGTCGCCGTCCAGGGCCTCGACGCGGATGCGGGTTTCGGTGCTCATGCGCGCCGCCCGCCGACGGCGGCGCGCGCGGCCAGGTCGGCGCGGCCGGTCTGAGCGCCGAGGTCGCGGCGCAACGCGCGCAGCTCGTCCACCAGGACCTGGGTCAGGCCGCCGTCGGTGCGCCGGCCGGCGGAGGCCTCGCCATGGACGGCCGCGCGGGCGCGCGGCGCGAGCGTCGACGCGGCGCCGGTGTCCAGCCCGTCCAGCCAGCGCCGCAGGTCGGCGCCCACGCCGTCGGCGACGCGGGCCAGGTCGGCCCAGGTGGCCACCGCCTCGGCCAGCGCCTCGCGCCGCGCGGCGTCGGTCTCGCGCCAGGCGGCGTAGGCCTCCCGGGCCGCGTCCACCTGCGCCTCGGCGGCCTCGCGGGCGATGGTGGCGGCCTCGCCGTGCGCGGCCAGCAGGTCCCGGACCTGGTGCAGGTAGCGCACCATGTCGCGATTTTCCGGGGTCGCGGCGGCGATCTCGGCGGCGCGGATGGCCGCCGTGTTTCCCGTCAGGCGCCACAGGCTGGCGTCGAGGGTCGCGCGCTCCTGGGCGACGGCGGCGTCCCGCGCCCGGGCGGCGGACACCTCCAGGTCGTGCAGGGCCTGGGACAAGCCGGTGGCGACGATGCCGGTGGCCGCGAACTGGTCGATCAGGTCGGCCAGGGCCGAGGCGTCCAGCCCCGAGACGGCGGCGGCGATCTCGGCCGTCACGGCGCGGGCCAGGGCCGACGCGTCGGCGCCGGTCTCGGCGGCGGCGGTCAGGCCGGCCTCGTAGTCGGCGGCCAGGGCGTCCAGGGTGGTCAGGTAGCCCTGGCCGGTGGCCGCATGCTCGCGGTCGGTCCAGGCGTCTTCCAGCGCGCGCGCGGTGGCCTCGACATCGGCGACCAGCATGTCCAGGACGCCGGGGATGTCGCCGAAGGCCTCGGCCAGCGCGGCGGCGCCGTCGTGGGTCAGGGCGACGGTCTCCAGCCAGCCCTCCAGGGACCGCCGCACGGCCTCGGTCTCCGCCTCCGCCAGGCTGGCGAAGCCGGCCGCGCCGATGCTCTCGTCGGTCCAGCCGGCGGCCCCCATGACGGCGGAGAACTGGTCCCGCAGCCCCTCGGTCTGGCCGATGAACGCCTGGATCTCGGGATTGAGCTGGTCCGCCGCGTCCGCCAGGCCGACCAGCATCAGCGCCGACTGCTTCACCGCCGCGTCGGCCTCGGCCATGCGCTCGGGCATCAGCCGCGCGGTGTCGTCCAGGAACTGGGTGTAGGTGTCGGCGGCTGCGCCCAGGTTGGCCTCGGTCTGGGCACGCACGCTGGTCGACCAGTCGGTCACGCCCTCGGCCAGGCCGGCCAGCGCTGTCTCGAACTCCATCACGAAGGACAGGTCCGGCAGCACCGTCTCGATGTTGTCCGGCGTCACATCTTGCAGGACCCGCGAGGCGTCGGGCATGTCCTCGATGGCGATGCCCAGGGCGCGCAGGTAGGCCGACTGCGCCGCCTCCATGGTCGTGAAGTCGATGAACTGGCCCTCGACCACGCTCGACACGTAGGGCTGGAGGTCCTGCGGTACCCGCGTGTGCGGCGTGGTCAGGCGGAACTCGCCGTCGTCGGCGCTGATCGCCATGTCCAGCGCGCCCGACAGCCGGGCGTCGGTCAGGTCCATGATCTGCTGGACGAAGGTGCCGAACGGGTCCACCGCCGCCTGCTGCGCCGCCAGGTCGGTGTGCTTGCCGAAGTAGTGACCGGTGCTGACCGTGCCGTCCGGGTCGACGGTGATGTGCCCGCCGCCGGCCGGATGCGGGCGGGTGGGGGCGAACAGATCGCCCAGCATCGTCCCCAGGAACGCGCCACCGATGGCGCCCACGGGACCGAGGACCGACCCCGTGGTGGCGCCGAAGATCTGGCCGCCGATGGCCCCGCCCAGCGCCGTGCCGCCGATGCCGCCCAGGACGGCGCCGCCACCCTGAAGGCCCAGGTCGATGAAGGGGTCGCCGCTGCCCTGGAACCCCAGCAGGTTCGCGCCCAGCGAGCCGACGATGCCCCAGGGCGCCGCGTTCAGGCCGCCGGCGAGGGCGCTGCCGAAGTCGGTCATGACGCCCATACCCGCGTCCAGACCCATGAACCCGGGCGGCGTGTACAGCCCCAGGCTCTGGCCGATGCTCCCGGTGACCAGGTCGGTCCCAAGGGTCGAGCCGTTGAAGATGGCGTTGCCGGCCATGCCCGTGGACAACACCGACATGGTGTTCATGCCACCGGCCGGCCCGGCGACGGGATAGGCGGTCCCCGCCGCGCCGCCGGCGGGTGCTGCGCCGGCGGGGGTGCCTGCTGGCCCTACTCCGAACAGGGCGCCGATGGGCTGGGTCACGCCGCCGACGATGGACCGGGCGGCGATGCGCGCGATCTCGGAGAGCACCGCGTCGCCCAGGTCCTCGATCAGGGTCTTGGCGGCGTCGATCGACCAATCGAACTCGGCGATGAAGTCGGCGAGACTGTCTTCCCAGCTGCTGAAGACGCCGGTGAAGGCATCCTCGGTCACGGCGGCGCTGTCCAGCACCGCCACCTGATAGTCATGGATGGCCTGGGTGGCGCCGTCCGCCCAGTCGGTGGCCGCCGCGCGCGCCCGTTCCGTCGCCCGGGTCTGGTCGGCGATCGCCTTGGCCAGCGCCCGCTCCTGGCGGGCGTGCTCGCTGGTCAGGTCGATGCCCCGCGCGGTCAGGCTCTGGATGGCCTCCAGTTCGGCCCGCGACAGCGCCCGCTGCCGCGTCACCGCGACCAGCCACGCGGCCTCGGCCTTCAGCCCGTCGAGCCGGTCGCGCATGTCCCCCAGGGCCTCGGCGCGCTCGCGGGCTTCGGTCTCCTCGGCCAGGGCCGCGACCTTCTCGCGGATCACCTCGGCCTCGGCCGACCCGGACTCTATATTATGTCGCGCCAGGACGTCGGCCGCCTGGCGCTCCACATTGGCGGCCGCGACCGCGTCGCGCCCGGCCAGACGCGCGGCGGTCAGGGCCTGTTCGGCCTCGATCTGGCGGTCCAGGTCGACCACCGCCTGGGCCACGGCCAGGGCCTGGCGCGCGGCGGCCTCTTGCGTCAACAGGGTAACGATCCGTTCGCGGTGTCCGGCACCATGCTGGAGCACCAGCCCCTCGGCCGCCGCCGCCACTTCCGCCGCCTGAATCGCCGCCGCGCCCTGGCCGACGGCGATGGCCATGGCCTGGGCCGAGCGGGTGGCCAGTTCGGTCTGGTCCACCCAGCGCGCCCAGGCATCGGCGCTCTGCGATGCCTCGGCGGCGCGCTGGGTCGCCTCGGCGGCGGCCGCCGCCGCCGCGACCTTCTCGCGGATCACTTCCGCCTCGGCCGACCCGGCCTCGATGTTCAGGCGCGCCAGGGTCTCGGCGACCCGGTTCTCCACATTGGCCTCGCGCACGGCGTCCCGGCCCTGCCGGTGCGCGGCGGCCAGGGCCTGTTCGGCCTCGATCTGGCGGTCCAGGCTCTCGATGGTCTGCGCCACGGCCAGGGCCTGGCGCGCGGCGGCCTCTTGCGTCAACAGGGCGACGATCTCGGCGCGGCGCGCGGCGCCGTGCTGGAGCACCAGGATCTCGGCCGCCGCCGCCACCTCGGCGGCCTGGATCGCCGCCGCGCCCTGGTCGACCGCCCCGGCCATGGCCTGCGCGGCCGCCGTGGCCCGCTCGGTCTGGGCGACCCAGTCGGCCCAGGCCTCGTCGCCGGCGCCGGGCGGCGCGATGGAGGGCACGGAGGATGGCGGGCCGCCGTCCCCGGGCGGCGCCGTCCCCGCGCGGCGCCGGCGGTCGTTCACCTCGGCCAACTGGTCCTGGAGCGCGACGATGTCGGCCTCCAGGCGCGCGCGCTCTTGCCTGAGCGCGGCCAGCCCGGCGTCCTCGCCGGCCTGGTACCCCGGCACGAACCGCGCCCGCAGGCCGTCCGGGTCGTTCGCGTCCCAGAACGCCATCTGTGCCTTGACCGCCTCCAGGCGCGCCTGGGTATTGGCCAGCAGCTCCCGGGTGCTGTCGGCGGTGGCCTCCGTCTCGCCGACCAGGGCGTCGCGGGCGCCGTCGGTTTTCTCCCGCCAGGTATCCAGGTCGGCGTGCAGGTCGACGATGGCCTGTTGCTGCGCCCGTGTCTCGGTGGCCGCGTCATACGCCGCCACGCCCAGGGCCACCAGGGCGGCGGCGGCGAGGACATAAGGGTTGGCCCACGCGGCGACGGCCAGGGCGCGCAGGGCCGCCGCCGCCTCGAGCGCCCATTTGGCCAGCGCCACGGCGGCCAGCCCGGCGGCGGCGGCGATCAGGATGTCGGCATGATCGGCCGCCCACACGGCCGCCTCGGCCAGGGCGGTGACGGCCGAGGCCGCGCCCGAGGCCCAGGCCGCCAGCTGGCCGCTATCGCGGGCCGCCAGGATCATCTCCTGGATCTCGGCCGCCGCCGCCACCAGCGCCGGCGTCAACGCCTCACCGAGGGTGCGCTGTATCGCACCGATAGTGTTCCGGAATACCGTGAATCGCGCTTCGGCCGTCTCGGCGGCGCGTGCCGCCTCGATCCACAGCGCAGTATTCTCGTCCCAGGCCACGCCGGACATGTTCAGGGCGCCGGTCACGGTCTCGACGCCCGCCGCCAGCGCGCCCATGACGCGTGTGTCCTCGCCGGCCGTCAGGCCGAGGGCCGTCAAGACGGCGCCCACGTCGTCGCCGGCCTCCCGGACCTCGGCGAGCGCCTCGACGACGTCCTCGAACACCCCCATCGCGTCTTCCGCGAAGGCCTCGCGCAGATCCTCGGCCGACCGTCCGGTCAGGTCGACGAGGGCGCGCAGTTCGTCGCCACCTTGACGCACCGCGTCATTGATGGCCTGGAACGCGCGGCCGACGGCGCCGCCGGCCAGTTCGGCGCGCACGCCCATCGCCGTCAGGGCGGCGGCCAGGCCGGCGGCCTGGGCCGACGACACGTCGTAGAGCGCCGTGGCCTGGGCCACATAGGTGGTGGCGTGGACGATCTCGCTTTCGGTGGCCGCGAATGAATTGCCCAGTGCCACGACGCTGGACGCCAGCCGGTCCACGGCCTCCTCGCCCTCGCCGGTCACCGTCAGGATGCGCGCGAGCTGCATGGCGCCTTCGCCGCCCACCAGGTCGGTGGCGCCCTGCAACATGGCGATGGTGGCCGTGAAGTGCTCGATGTTCGCGGCGCCATCCACCCCCAGTTGCCCGGCCGCCTGAGCGATGTCGAGCAACTCCAGGGTTGTCGCGCCCATCTCCGGGCGCAGCGCCAGCGCGGCGATGTCGTCGCCCAGCGCGCGCAGGTCGGCGCCGGCCAGGTCGGTGACCTTGCCGACGCCCACCAGGGCGGCCTCGTAATCGACCCATGACTGGACGGCGTCGCGGCCGATGCGAAGCGCGCCCAGGCCGGCGGCGGCGGCGGCCAGGCCGCCGACCAGGGTCCGCACCCGGCCGGCGTGCGCGCCCAGCTGGTCGACCTGCCGGCCCAGGCTGTCCACCTGGCGCGCGGACTGGCCGGCCCGGTCGCCCAGGGTGTCCACCTGTCGGGCCGCCCGGGCCGCCTGGTCGCCCATGGTGTCGGCGTGCCGCGCGGCCTGGGCCGCCTGGTCGCCCAGCGTATCCACCTGCCGGGCCGCCTGGGCGGTCTGGTCGCCAAGGGCATCGGCGCCGCGCGCGGCCTCCCGGGCCTCCTGGCCCAGGGCCTCCAGGCCCTGACCGGTGTCGCGCGCCTGGTCACCGGCCTGGTTGGCGGCCTGGCGCCAGGCCTCCCAGTCCTCGCGGCTGACCTGGAGGGAGCGCCGGAAGCCCTCGGTCTCGGCGCGCAGTTCGACCGAGACGGTCTGGTGGGCGTCACCGGCCATGGGCGGGACGCTCCTGGTCACGGCGGCGGCGGTCGCGCTCAAGGCGCGCGCCGATCAGCCGGTTGGCCTCGGCCTGGGCGTGGGCGGCGATGGCGCGCGCGGCCTCGATGACGCTGGCCACGCGCGGCGACCCCACCGGGATCCCCATCATCCGCCACACCACCTCGCAGGCGACCATGTCCCACCTCATCAGATGCCCGGTTTGCTGGCTGACCTCCCACTCGCGGTCGGCCGCCAGGAACAGCGCCACCGCGTCGGCGCAGGCCGGATGGACCGGCACCACCGTTTCGCGCGGCGGCGCCGGCGGGTCCGCCGGCGGCGCACGGCCGCCGCTCAGGGCCTGACGGTCTTCGCGGCGGCCCGCCGGGTCGCTCGATTGGCCGCCGGCGCCATACCGGGCGCGTGCCCAGGCGCGGCCGACGGCGGCGAGTTTTTTGCGGTGGCCAGTCCGGCTGAGGCCAGGTAGGCCCGCAGGATCGGCGTGCTGATCCAGGGCTGGGCCAGCAGCGGCGCGCCCTTGTCACCGTCGATCGGGATGGGCGCGCCGTCCTCGAAGGCCGCGTCCCAGCCGGTGGCGAGGGCGCGGATCAGGTCGGCGTTGGTTGCCTCACCTTCGACGCTGGATTGCAGCAGGCCCGCCACGTCCTCGACGGTGCGGAAGGTCATGGTGATGACTTGCGGCGCTTCGGCACCGGGCGGGGTGACCTCGACAGGCTCGTCCCAGGTCCACACACTATTCGCGGGCACGACAAACTTGGTCATCGGAGGGTCCTTTCAGGGCCATTTAAACGTGGCTAGATGGGCTACCTCCGGCCCCGCAGGGGCCGGCCGGGCCGACTGGCCCGGCGCCGCGAAGCGGCGGAGGCCCGCGAGGCCCAAAGGGCCGGCCGGGCCGATTTCATCAAAAGAATCTAATACTCACCTCGTCGTCGCCGCCGCCGGTGGGCGTCAGGGCGCGCAGCGGAATGGTGACCATCACGTCGCCCTGATCCTCTCGGTGGGTCGGCCGGCCGATTTGAGCGTTGAACAGGGTGATCTCGCAGCGCTCGCCGAGACGGGTGCCGGCCACCGCGCGCACCCGGCGGCGCTGGCCCACCCAGTCCCAAACGTTGACGGCGTCGGCCGCCGGCTCCTCCACCACCAGATCGGCGGTGATCTCGTGATCGGTGACCTCTACGGTGTCGAGCGTGGTACGGCTCTTGGAGACTACGTCGCCACCCCCGCGCAGGGTCAGGCTCTGGCCCACGGGCATCCACGGCGCGGCCGACAGATCGACGGGCTCCACGCTCAGGGTCAGGCTGTAGGTATCCAGCTCCTCGGGATCCCGGATGGCCGAGAAGTCGGGGTTGCCCGTCGGCGTGGCGCTGGCGCCGGTCCACAGACCGACACCCTTGAAGCTTACCTCCGGATAGCCGCCGATCGCGAAGTTGGCGCCGATCTGGAAGCGGGCGCCCGGGGCTTCGAACAGGGTGCCGTCCAGATTGACGCGCACGGCGGCGCTGGCGTGGTTCCGGCGATCCGAACTGGGCCAGTACTCCACGCCCGGCGGGGTCAGTTCGATCACCCATTGATCGCCGATTGCCCAGTCGGCGGCCATGGCGGGCGTGATCTCGGCGCCACCGGGCAGGCTGATCGGGGTGGCGTCGGTGATGGTGACGGCGGTGGCCTCATGGGCCGCCTCGGCGGTGGCGCCCAGGCCGGTGGCGGGGGCGGCGATGGTGGCCTGGGCCACGCCCGAGCCGCCGGCGGTGGTGCAGGTGACGGTGCAGCGGCGCCGATTGAGGCCGGTGTATCCGGTGCCGACGACGTAGCTCCACCCGCCGGTGGGCGTGCCCACGGCGATCGGCGCGGCGGCCACGGTGGCGGTGCCCGTGAGCGCCACGCGCGACCAGCCCGAGGCGAGCAACAGCGCATCGAAGTGCGGGGGCGCGGCCACGTCGCCCGAGCCCACGGCCTCGTGGGACCAGGACAGGGGCACGCGTTCCTGATAGGTGCCCACGGGCCGCGCGCCCAGGTGCGGCTGCACGGTCTTACGCTGCACATCCTGGCCGGTCAGGCTCGGCAGTTCGGCGTCGATGGCCAGCAGCGCCACCCAGTCCTCGGGCGCCGCCGCGCCCTGGCCATAGGCGGCCTCCAGGGCGGCGAGGATCTCTCGGTTGCGGGTCGACAGCGCCATGTCAAGTCTCCTTTTTGCCGCCGCGCCGGCGGCCGCCGGTCACGGGACCGTTCTCGGCCGGCGCGGGGGCCGGCACCGGATCGCCGGGCGCGGATATGGTCGGCGGGGGTGCGGCGGCCGGGTCGGGCCGGACGCCGGGAGCCGCCGCGCGGGCCGGTCGCCCGGCGGTGTCATGGATGAAGGTGCCAGCCGCTCTCATGGGCTCAGGTCCTCCTCAAAGTGGTGGTGGTCAGAAAGTCGAGTGTCAGGAACACCGCGCCCTGCCGGTCGCGGGACGCGGCGCGGATCTGCTGGCGGCCGCCCTGGTAGCCCAGCGGCGTCCAGCCGTCGGCCGGCGCCACGCCGTCCAGGGCGCGGATGACGGCATGACCCAGGGCGTCGAGCGGCCGGTCGGCCGGCCCGCGTCCGGAGGCCCGGGTGGCCAGAACCGCCGTCATGATGGTGCTGATACGGCTGGTGTGGACGGAGCGCGCCAGCGTCTCGGCACCCTCGTCGCTGGGCAGCATGAAGGCCGCCGGTGTCTGTTTTGGCAGGTCGCCGGCGGCGATCAGCGCCGCCAGGTCCTCGGCCGTCTCGACGGTGGCGATCCCCGGCACGGCGGCCACCCGGGCGATGAGGGGATCGACGAGCGCGGCTCCGATCATGTCACCACGCTCCCGTCAGCCAGTCGGCGAGGATCTCGCCGGCCTGGGCGCGATCGGCGGTCGACAGGCCGAGGTACGGGCGCGCGGGCATGGTGATGGTGTGGGCGCCCACGGCGTGATCGGTGGCGACGGCGCCGCGCGCCGTGCGCTTGACGAACCGTTCGCCCAGCCGGCCGTCCGCATACAGGCGGCGGTGGATGGTCTGCGTGCGGGCCTGGCGCTTGATCTCTCCGCCGAGTTGGTGGATGCGCGCATAGACCAGGTTCGTGCCCTGGCGCACGCGCGCCGCCGTGGCCTGATAGGTCACGGCGGCGCGCAGATGCCCGCGATCGACCAGGGTCTGCCCGCCCTCGGCCAGGGCGCGGAGTGACGGCGGCCAGGGGTTGCCGTCCGGATCCACGCCCATCTCGAACCGATGCCGCGTGGACGTGGTCATCATCCCGCCGATTTCGTCCATGGCCCCGGACATGTCATCGGCCCGGGCCACCAGACCATCCAAGCCGGCGGTGACCAGGTCGTCGGCGCTAACGGTGATGGAGATCCCGGCCATCAGAACCCACGCATGCCGTCGCCGCCGAACTGGCCCGGCGCCATGGGTACAATGGCCGCGCCACCGCCGGTGGGTTGGCCGGTGGCGGTGTCCAGCGGCTGCTGTCGGCTGTGTAACCTGATGTCTGGAAATTTTGTTCGTGGGGGCGCACCTGCGTGCCCATCCGTGGGGCGAGCCCCACGGATGGGCTACCCTCCATTC